ATAAACGTTATGTCGTAATCGATCCACAACTCCCCGATTTGCGTGCCGGCCGTCGCACTACAGCCGTCGACCGCCACGTTCAAGGTACCAGAGTACCACTCCGTCGGTTCCGCTGCCGTCGCGTACCCGACGCCAGTGTTGTAGTGCTTGCGATCCTGAATCGTTTGCACGTCGACTCGCTTCGCCCCCGCACACCAAACACTGCCCACCGCGACCCCGTCCAAACCAACTGCAGTCGCATAAGTCGCCGGTGCGAGGGTCGTGATATCCATGTAGGTCCCGATGATCACTTCCCCGGTCGACGACGTAGCGCTGCGCGGCTTGTACCGCACGGTCATTGAGTTCCACCGATAGCTCTGATAGTTGCTCGCCAACCCCACGAGCCACGGACACAGCTGCCCGTTTGAGGGAGTCAGCGGCGTCATGGACAAGAGATTGGTGTAGCTTGACTGAGCTAATACAGCTAGAAACATCTCGCTGCGTTGAATCCGTTGGTGCGTAGCGCCAAGGGACACAGTCGACCAGCCCCCCATAGCAGCAGGCGCTGCCACAGAGTAGGACGACCGCGACGATCCACCAATGACGGCGGATTTGCGAGAAGGCTGTCGGAGGATTTGGGCGGCCCTTACGACCTTGCCGCCGTTCATCGCGCGCACGACCGCGCGAGGTTTCATGACTGGACGGACCATCTTCCGGGCCTTTGTCTTTGTCATGGTTTGCAGTAGCGAGTAAGCTTTGGTCAACTTCGCCGTGGCCTTGTCGATGCCCCGGTTGATGTTGTTGGCCTCGGTTCGCGCCAAGGTCAGAGGTTTCGTCCAACTGCGCACTCTCTTGCCGGCACTTTTGCTGACCAGACCGGCCTCCTTCGTCAGAAGCGACCTTTCCAGCCCAAAATCCTGCTTGAGTGTGTCGACTTGACTCTTCACCTCGTTTACCACCGCCTGCGCCGCTGCTGCAATCGGAAGCTCCACCGCACGAACGACCTTCTTCAGGACTTTCATGCAGCAACACATAGCGGTACAGGGCTGCTATAGCTAGCACACCCAGAGCCCAGACAGATTGGCCCACCGCCGCGGCATTGTACGCGGCGTGTACCCCAACGGCGACTTCGACAGGCGCGCCGGTGTTGGTGATATGGAGCAACGCGGCCACGAGGGAACCCCGCAGCCACGTCTCGTGCAATATGATGCACACCGTAAACGGCCACCCCAGCACGGCCCGCAGTACCTCCTCCAAGAGGGGCGCCGCGGCCACGTCAATGAGCAGCGTCGCGATGGTGGCATCACTATATAGCCCGGCCTTGAAAGAGACGGACCAGGCTAGCGCGGCCGCCATGGCGGCCGCCGAAACCCCATACCGCCGCCGCACCCATCCCTGGGTGGTGGGCGACCCGGCGTCAGGCGGCAACTTAAACCAGCGGTGCGGCGCCCAGCGCAGCACTGCGGGCAAGTTGCCGACAGCAGCCATCCGCAAGTTATAGAAGAACAAATGGATGGGACTGCGCCGGATGTAGGGGTACATGGACCGCAGCCGCATGCCCTGCAGCTGGTCCGATGTGGCATCAAGGGGCGGGGACACTGAGTACCCGCTGTGGAACACCATCCTTGCGAAGGATGGGACGAACAACCAGGTCGAGTCCTTGCAGCAGTGCAAGCTCATCGAGGTGAACGTCATGTCCTCGGCGTCCTCGTGGAGCGCCCTCTTCATGCGTTTTCCGAGCGTCGCGACCGCTCGTTCATACCATGCTGCTTTAACCGTCAGTCCTGGGCCGGCGATTAATGAATCGTCGCCGAACACCATACAGCCCGTATCCGGGCGGAAATCGGGGTTGAGCAAGTAGGTCTTCTCGCAACCGTTCTGTACGGTGTTGGCGAGGGAAGTGTGTGGGCGGCCACTTGCACGCGGTCCGGCCACACTAAACACAGCACCGAGGCGCGACGTGCCGCTCGTGACCATGCACGCTCGATACAATCGGGCGAACGTGGCCTTATACTCCGGCTGGAGCATCCAAACGAACAACGCGCACTCAAGGTGCTGGTCTGACATGGTGATGGTGCTATCGTACCGACTAGCGTCGTACTCGAGATAGCCGTGTCCCGCGTCCACATGGTCGCCGATCCACCTGCTCATCTCGCTAACACTCCTACCCGTGGCGTAGAGCGGTCGACCGCTCACTCCGTCCCAGACCAACTTAATGGCCTCGGACAGCGCCACAGTGTACGGGCCGAGTGAGGCGTTCAGCTCGTCAGTAGAGCTGAGAATCGCCCGCGGATCGGACCCGTAGTCACCATCATCTCCCAAAGGCCCCCCGACCTCAAGCTTCACCAGCAGTCGGGTGGCATAGGAGGAATGCTCCAAGTACGCACCGGCCGTCGCTCGATACGCGGCACGCATGCGGACTTGGTAGGCTGGCGGATACCGCGACAGCCACTTGTGGAAAGGCATCGGTCGCACAGAGTCGCGCATTCCAGGAAACAGCCTCTCCCGGTTTGCCCACACCCACGCCCGATACTTCTCCTCTTCGGCTGGCTCGGCTAGATTGGCCGGCGCAGCCAAGACCCGCCCCACTAACGCCTGGTTCTCCGCGTCAGCGTCCCTATTCGGGGCAGCGCACGGATAGCCAGTATGGGCTGGGCCGATGATGGCAAGGTGGGGCTTCTCGACACGGTAGCGATCTGCCGGTCGAAAGTGGGTCCTAGGCTCGTGCTTGATGCGACGAAGCCGGTACTCACCGAATTTCACCCACGCGTTGGCTACGAACGTCGGACCGCGGTGCCGCACCCACCGATCAGTCCAACGAAACAAATGGCCCTGCATCGACGCCAACCAACAGGCGGCGAGCGTGACAGGACCGTAGTCACCTGCCGATGATGCCAGCATCGGCCGGTACTGGCTCCACAACCACCGCACGAATGCGGGCACTGGAGCATAGTGCCCGACGGCCTCGATGATGTGGCCCATGATCTCCATGAACCCCACCGCCCAAAAGGCCGCCACAGCTGCAACGAGCCACCACCGCCAGGCCCACCAATCGAACTTCTTCGGCGGGTCGAGCAGGCGCTCGTGCAATTCCAATCGATCCTGCCATTGATGCGTCACCCGCAGCGCTGGCATCTCCGCTTCGATGGAAGCGACGCGGAGTAACTCGGCGAAGGTGCACAAATCGTGCTTCAAATCCGCCGGCGGATCCAGGTCCTCTATGCGCTGCTTGACGTAGCGCATGTAGGATCCCCGTGTCTCAGCGTCGCGGCTGGTGTACGCCACGCGAGTCAACAGATCTCCCATAAAGGCCCTGGGCACCCAATAGTGATCGGATGCCGACTGCCACCATGACCCCTTCGCCTCCTCCTTCACAAAGGTGGGGGCGATGACGTTGGCCGTCAGGCCTGATAGGAGCTGTCGCGCTCGCACCGAGGCCTTACTTACCACGTCCGGTACCGCGTCGTTACACGGTCGGAAGGTGATGGCGAAGCACGTCAAGTCTGACGCGCTGTTCATCCACGGTCGAGCGACCAACCGGCCCCCGGGCACCGACTTAACGCCAGTCGTCCAGAGCCAATCGCACGGATCGTGTTCGTAGGGTGGTCCGTTCAGAACAGTATCCACCACTACGCGAGTCTCCCCAGTTTGCGCATCATAGATGCGTCGCCACTTTTGCTCCCCACCGTAGTGCGTGCCCCATGCGTTCAGGTACGGATGCGCGGTGGCCAGAACGAACCCCTGAGTGGATTTCTCAATGAGGTCTTTCAGCTGGTCCTGCACAAAGTACACCGTCTGCTCAAGGAACACGATGTCGGGGATGATGCAACGGCACGCGTCGAACGTGTGGTCGCAGTGGTTGGTGGAGGTCCCGTGTGCCGCACACCGCGTCTTCGTCCGGACGTGGTCTGCGTCGCACAGGATGGGCGTTGCAATGTGCCAGTTCTTGCGCTTGCCGTTGCGCTGATAGGCACCACAGTAATCCAGCACCTTGGCGTTAGGGTGCAGGCGCTGGATCCGCTGCGCAATGGCGTCGCCGAAGCAACCACGGACGTACGCAGCTTCCGGGTGACCGTGGTTCTCGGTCCCCTGGATGAAGGACACGAGAACCGTTTCCACCACAATCCTCCTTGCAGAGGCTGGCTACCTACACCGGAAACTTCTCCGCAAACGGCCGCGAGATTACGGTCATCTCCTTGCGCGGTTCGCGAGTGGATTGAT